ATGCAAGCAGAACAAACAATATGGCAATACAACCCAGAATATTCATATGAAGCTAATATGAATAGCTGGAGAGACGCAGCTAATTTTGAACGTAAGCAATACCAAGAGGCGTTGCTTACTGAAGAACAAGCTGAAATGAAATTCCAAGAATATTATCCAAGGAGTGATTATGAGTGCGATTAAGAATTATATGTTTGACGTTGGTGAATATGCTGCAACAAACGGCATAAAAGCTGCTATGAGCAAGTTCATAGAAACAGAAGACAACGTTAAGTCATGTATTATATTTTCCTTTGCTTTTGACGGCGATTGGGAACAGTTTATTGCTGAAGGTAATTGGGAGCCGCCAGCAGTCCACTAACATGCCAAGGAGTGGCATTAGTATAGCCCAAGTTTCGGTGTCCCGTCTTGGGCTATGCGTCTTTAGTTTACGATACGTAAACCCAGATTTCTAGCGTACCAGATGCAACGTCGCCTGCTGGAGCTACTTCACAGATGATATCAATTGTATCGTCTGCAGCGTAGTTCACAGGAGCTAAGTCAGCGTCTGAATGATCTGCTGTACCACCTTGTCCGCATGTAGATGCCCCAATGTACTTATCAGTATCACTGCCATCACCAACACCCCAAACAAGACCTGTACCAGTATCTAAATCACTAGATTTAATCTTTACATCGTGTACTGTTTCACCAGCAAAAACGTCTACCATCTTAAAGACGTCAGCTGCATTTGGTGCTGCAGTTAATGTAATTTTAGAATATCTAACACCTAAAGCTCCACTTGGGAAAGGTTTAAATGATTGATTTCCAGCTACCATGTCACTTGTAAAAGTTGCCATAATATATCTCCATTTGTGTTATCACCCATTATTAGGTAATATCTATAGTCATAAAGACAAAAAGGATGTTTGTCAAATTTAATTAAGGAGTAATTAAATGCCCCCATCACATGTATATGTAAAACGAAACCCGTTGCACCCTTATACATACAATAACCCCGACGATTTACCATTTATTCAATGGAAATATGTCCGCATATCCGTTGCTTACACTATGTATACCAGTAAGCAAATAGGTTGGGAACGTGCAAAGCGTTCAGAATACGAAGAATGGTGTACAGCAATGATTAAGTTCAAGGAGGAACTATGAACAACCAAGATTTTATCGAACAAATATATGAAATTGCATTTGGAGATAACGCAATTAATAGAGATTTTTCTAAACAAGAAGTAATAGAACGAATCCAATATTATAGTAATGTTTCTGCTACTACAGAAGAAACTAAGGAGGAGTATGACCATTTAATAGATAAAGACGGCTCACTAATGTCGACAAACGAAGCTCTACAAATTATAGATGACGTAGTAACTAGAGAATGTAATTGGGCAGATGAACCAACTTACGATATACAACAAGCCTGGGACAAAGTTCAAGTGCTTACACGTAAAGGTATAATCGCTGAAAAATATGTAAAAGAATGGGAGAAACAATGAAAAAATTATATTTAGACTTTGAGACATATTATGACGTGCAATTTTCACTGACTAAAATGTCCACAGCACAATATATAAATCACAAAGATTTTAAGGTTTGGGGAGTAGGACTGAAAGTAGACGACGAAGCTACGGAATGGTACAGCGCAGATGAAACAGACGATGTTTTAGCTGCAATAGATTGGAGCGATATCGCTTTGGTTTGCCATAACACTTTGTTTGATGCCTTCATTCTTACAAGGCATTACGGTTATAACCCTGCGTATTATTATGATACGGCTGCTATGAGCAGAGGTTTATATCCTAACATGTCGGCTAGGCTGAAAGACTGCGTTATACGTGAGTTTCCGTCTGACAATACTATGCGAAAGGGAGAGGAGTTAGCAAGTGCCAAAGGCATACGCGACCTTGACCCAGAGCTTGACGAACAAATAGGTTCGTACTGTATTCAGGATGTGGATCTAACACACGCACTCTTCCAGTCCTACATGGTTGGGTTTCCAGAGTCTGAACTAGACTTGATTGACCTAACTACACGAATGTTCGTAGAACCAAAACTTCAGTTGGACCAGCCTATGCTGTTGCAATATAAAGAAGATATGGCAAAACGAGCAGTAAGTGCAATAGATGCGTCAGGTGTAACACGCGAAATTCTTGCTTCACAACAAAAGTTTCGTGCACACCTGGAGCAGCTAGGGATTAACATACCCACAAAGAAAAGCCCAACAACAGGTAAACAAATACCTGCTTTTGGAAAAAATGACCCTGCTTACTTACAAATGTGCAATATGTACCCAGAACATCGTGCGCTGTGGGAAGCCCGTGAGGTAGTCAAGTCACGTATTGATGAGACTAGAGCACAAAGGTTTATTGATTCGTGCAACCCTGACGGCAGCTTCGGTGTACCGCTCAGATATTATGCCGCACACACAGGCAGGTTTGGTGGCTCAGATAAAATTAACCTACAAAACCTACCTCGCGGATCGAAGCTCCGCACGGCAATTAAAGCACCAGTTGGTCAAAAACTATTCATAGCTGACTTGTCTAACATAGAAGTTCGTATGTTAGCTTGGTTAGCTAAAGAAGCTGACTTACTAGACGCTTTTAAAAATAATCGTGATGTTTATTGTGAGTTTGCTTCTCAGGTTTACAACAAGCCTGTAACAAAAGCTGACACACTAGAAAGATATGTAGGTAAAACTGCGGTGTTAGGTTTAGGATATGGTATGGGTCATGTTAAATTCAAAGACACTCTTAAAACTGGTGCAGTTTCTGTAGATGTTACAGATAGCACAGCCGTGCAGATTGTCCAGCAATACAGAGGAATGTACACGAACATACCTATTTTATGGGCACGTATGAAAGACCTATTGTTTAGTATGATTTCGCCTAGAGAATATGGAACGCATTATGGTCCAATAACTGTCGGTCCACAGCAGCTAGTCTTGCCCAACGGCATGGCACTAAAATATCCTGACCTACGATATGCAGGTGGTGAATTTATATACAGCACCCAGAAAGGAATAGTTCGTACGTACGGACCGCGCCTGGCAGAAAATGTTATTCAAGCGTTAGCAAGAATAGTTATTACTGACCAAATATTAGAAGTACATAGACTGCCTGAAGTCGACGTAGTTCTACAGGTACACGATGAAATAATAGCATTAGGCTCCGAAGTAAATTCAGATGTTACAATGGAGAAGATTATGAATATTATGAAAACCCCACCATCATGGTGTAGTGATTTACCACTCGATGCCGAAGGAGGCGTTAGCCAGGTATATGACAAATAAAAAATCTAACTTAATCCTGACAAGAAAAGTCGGCGACCGAATCGTACTGCACACTGGATCTGGAAATCCTGTGTGCACGATTACGGTTACAAACGTTTCACATAAAGCATGCAAACTAGCTTTTGAAGCGGACAATTCTGTACGTATAGACAGGGAAGAAGTTTACAAAAAGAAGGAGAAATAAATGAATATAGTATTTTTACAAGCTAAAAAACCGCTTGTCAAAGAAATAACTAAGAATGGTACAAAACCGTACCCTCTTGTTAAAAACTTTACATCAACAGAAGAAACAATAACAGTAGATAAAAAAGGACTTACTAAACTGTTTCGTGCACTTTGCAGTGCAGCTGCAAACGGCATGTGTATGTTAAAGGGCCCTTTAAAACGTCCGCTCGTAGATGAACCCAGGGCTTTTATGACCGACCGAGCAACAGCTACAGAAATTTTAGTTTTAGATATTGATGGATTGCGTGCAACACCCGGCGATGACTTACAAGCTATGGCCGATCGTATCGTGCTTCAGTTACCTGAGCTCTTTCACGACTGTTCTTATATAGTCCAAGCTAGTGCTTCTTTAGGTATTAAAAAAGATACTGTTTCATTACACCTATTCTTTTTGCTAGACATGCCAGTACACCCGAAAACTTTAAAAGACTTTCTTCGTAGTTTAAATTACGAGTCAGAATTTCTTGCAGAACAAATTACTTTATCGGCCAACGGCCAAAGTCTTTCGTGCGTGTTAGACCCGTCAGTTGCAGATAACAGTAAGTTAATTTACATAGCAACACCTAAATTTACTGGCGTTGAAGATCCGTACCCAGAAGCTAGATTCATCAAGGTTGACCGTGGCTCAGCTGTTCTTAAAATCTCCTCATCTTTAGTCGGCGTTAACCCTGAAAAGGTACACGCCCTTGGTTTGCAGATTAAAGATAATTTAAGGAAGAAAAATAATCTTCCTAAAAGAACAGGTAAGTTATCTACGGTCAACGTTGCTGGAGAAACGCACGAAGTATTACAGAACCCAGATAAAATGACTATAGAAATTACTCGTGTCGCAGAACCCTACGTAAACTGTAATGTAAACGGAGGCGACAGTGGAGGTTATTACTTTTTATTATCTAACCCACACCACATGTATAACTTTAAAGGCGAACCTATTTGGGAAATAGAAAAAGCAGACCCTGACTTCTATAGAAGTATATTTGATATCTTTGCAGATAAAATAAATGCAGAAACTAAACAAAAACCAATTGTCTTACGTGATTTTTACACAGACACATTTTATAACGGAGTATATGATGAAACAAAACAACAATTTAGTGAAGACTACCCACTCACGCCTACCAACAAAAACAGTCTTAATGATTTCCTTAAAAGTCATGCTCGCGGTGCCTTGGATTATGTCCCTGATGCTCGTGTCGTATTTGATCCGAGCAGTGACGAAGGTATTAACCTGGACACAATCCCGTATAGCGTAAATCTATTTCGTCGTACTAAATATATGATGGAACCTAACGAAAATGTAAAAGAACTTTCGTACGGCACTGCCATAGAGATCCAGGACGTTGCACCGAACTTTTATAAATTAGTTATGCACATTCTAGGAGACGGTAAACCTGAGTTTGAACATTTTGTTAACTGGCTTGCGTACATATATCAAAACAAACGCAAAGCAATGACCGCGTGGATATTTACGGGCGTGCCAGGCACTGGTAAAGGTTTGTTTGTACACAAAATATTAAAACCTTTATTCGGTGAACAACAAACACCAATGCGTTCGTTAGAAAACATAGAAGAACAATTCAACTTATACATGAGAACAGCTATGTTTTTAGTTGTAGATGAATTTCGTATGGCTGACTCTGGTTCGGTAGGTAAAATGGCTGATAAATTAAAACATCAGATTACAGAACCTACTCTGACTATTAGAGCAATGCGTACAAACCAAATTGAGCTGCCATCTTTCACGAACTTTATTTTTCTTACGAACAGAGCAGATGCAGTTAAAATAGAAGAAAGCGACAGAAGATATAACGTTGCACCACGACAAGAAACTAAATTAGAAATAGCTAATAAACAAGTTATAGAAAATATAGATTTATTAGAACAAGAATTATATATCGTGTCAGGCATACTGCAGCGCTTTCAGGTAGATGCACGTATGGCTCATACAGCATTAGAAAACGACGCTAAGAAAGAAATGAAAGAAGTATCTATGTCTATTATAGAAGAATACGCAAATGCAATACGCATACGTAACTTAGAATATTTTACAGAAGTATTAGACATACCACTTACAAACACTTTTGATGCAGGTGGAATTAGCACAGCACAAAGATATGTTAAAGAATGGTTAGCACAATCAAATAATGAACAAGTTATACCACTAGCTCACTTTAAAGTTGTGTACGATGCTATGACTGACAGCCGAAACACTATTTCACAACGTGAATTTGCAAAACGTATGTCCAGATTAAATATAACAACAGCACGTAAACGTGTAAGCAAAGATCGCCAGGCAGGCATTCCGCGCGGAGTTGTATTAATTTGGAAAATAGACAATAATGTACGAAAGGATTTAATCGAAGAACACTTCGACGAAAGGGACTTAGGACTAATAGATGAAGAATCTAACACAATCCAAGCGTCCAGACCTAATCTCAACGGTTAGTGTCAAGGAGGACATCGAGCTAGGCTACATTCCAGCCTGGTCTTACTCGACTTTAAAAACATTTGAGTCTTGCGCTTACCGCTCTTACATAGCTAAAGTAAAAAAAGTACAAGAAGACTTCGGTCCCGCAGCTGCACGTGGCACGGAAATACACAAGCAAGCTGAAGATTATGTAGGCGGACTACTAGCTGAATTACCTGACACCCTTAAAAAGTTTACTTCAGAGTTTAAAAAACTACGCGAAATGTTCGCAGAAGCACAAGTAGAACTAGAAGGTGATTGGGGTTTCACACGCGAGTGGGGAACAACTGGCTGGTTAGCAAAAGACGTGTGGGGTCGGATCAAACTAGATGCGTTCGTACACGAATCAGAAACATCAGCAAGAGTTATAGATTACAAAACAGGTAAAGCTTACGGCAATGAAATTGCTCACAGTCAACAAGCACTTGTTTACGCAATCGGTAGCTTTTTTAGATATCCAGAATTACAAATTGCTAAAACCGAGATATGGTATCTCGACCACGGCACTATGTTAGAACAGGTGTATACGCGGGATGAAGCTATGGTCTTCATGCCCAAGTTACACGATAGAGCAATAGCTATGACTACTGCAACTAAGTTTCCGCCAAACCCTAGCAATTACAATTGCAAGTGGTGCTCGTATGGCAAGGGTGAACACCCTGTTTGCGAGTGGGCAGAAACGTGATACAATAATATTAACGAATAACGAAAGAACGATTAAGGAGTAACGATGAACGATATACCTGTGGCCTACGACCACCAAAAATCCACTACTGATTTCATAGTAGCAAACCCACAATGTTTAATAACCTCAGATCCTGGTACTGGCAAGACTCGTGCAGTTTTAGATGCACATGCTATACTCGGGGGCAAGACATTAGTCTTAGCGCCACTTTCAATATTGGAAGCAGCGTGGGGGGAGGACATTAACAAGTTTCAACCCAATATAAAATATGGAGTAGCTTATGCAAAAAACAGAGAAAAAGTCTTTAAAGACATTGATAACCTCGACATGGTCATCACTAATTTCGAGGCTGTTAACTTTCTACGTAAAAACTCACGGTTCTGTAAGCAATTCAATACAATCGTTATTGACGAGTTTACCGCTTTTAAAAATCGCACAGCCAAACGTAGTAAAAATCTCAAAGATATTATCTACCATTTTACTAATAGGATTGCCATGTCTGGTACTCCTAATAGTAATACTATTCTAGATATATGGCACCCAGCATACCTAGTCGACGATGGCGAGCGACTAGGTGCTAGGTTCTTTCAATTCAGAAATCAAGTTTGTACACCAAAGTTTAATGGCTTTGCAAACGAATGGATTGATAAACCTGATGCAGAAGACGCAGTTGCTATAAGACTGCGAGACATCACAATACGTTACGCGCTGTCAGAGTGTATGGATCTACCTGACAACATAACACGAACAATCAACACTAACTTGTCTAAACAGATACAGCAAAAATATAATCTCCTTGCTAAAGATTCTGTGTTGTATACAAAGACTGGCACAGTCAACGCGGTTCACGCGGGAGCTCGTGTCAAGAAGCTACTGCAGCTAGTTACAGGCGCAGTATACGACGAAGATAAGTTAGTGCAGTTTGTACATCAAGAACGTTATGACATAGTCATGACACTTGTAGACCAACGTGCACACTCCCTGGTAGCATTCAACTGGCGACACGAACGTGATGCTTTAGTTGAGCTAGCAGAAAAACAAGGTGTGTCATACGAAATCATTGACGGTACGGTTAAAGCCGAGAAGAGAAAAGATATCGTAGCACGATACCAAGCAGGCCAAATTAAAATGCTGTTGTGTCACCCACAATCAGCATCTCATGGTCTTACTCTTACAAAAGCTAACACAGTTATATGGTGTTCGCCTACGTACAACGCTGAACACTTTCAGCAATTTAACCAACGTATTCATAGAGCAGGTCAAACACAAAAGACTGAAACTATATTAATACAAGCTAGAAACACTTGGGAGCCCGAAGTGTATAACAAGCTCAATACTAAACTAGGGCGAATGGAAAATCTATTACACATTCTACAGGAGGTAGGACATGGCAAAGAAACTAAATGACTTATTAGCCGAGTACGGCAAAACGCGTGACGAGATAAAATCTCTACAAGCACAAGAAAAAGAACTAAATGTTATCAAGCGCGAGCTTGAATACCAAATTACTATTAGGATGCAAGAGGAAGGCCTCGATAAAATCTCTAATAGTGGTAGGACAGTCTCTATTAAACAAGAGATTGTGCCGACCGTAGAGGACTGGGATGCACTTCAGGACCACGTAGTTAAAACTAAACAGTTTGAATTACTCCAGAAGCGTATGTCAGCCACTGCGTATAGAGAGTTGATTTCATTAGGTACGGACGTACCTGGAGTGATCAGCACAGAGTTGACCCGTATTAATTACAGGTCAACATAATAATAACCAATAACGAATGACGAAAGGAGGAATAACGATGTCAAACGATATTAGCGTAGTAACGAGCAAGGTTCCAGCTCATGTAAAATCGGGATCAAAACTAGGTAATGAGAATGTACAATCTGAACATATTTCAGTACCAAGGGTAAAGCTACTTCAGAAAATGAATAACGAAGTTGACCCAAACCATAGTGAACATATAGAGGGCTGTAAAGAAGGCGACTTTATAAACACTGTGACTGGCGAAAACTACGGTTCATCTATGTATGTAGTCAACACTCACTTCAAAGAAGAGTTTGTTGTGTGGAGAAAGCGTGAAGAAGGTGGCGGACTTGTAGGGAACTTCCCAACAAGAAGCGAAGCTGAAGACTATCTAAGTGATAACAACTTAGAGATGGCTAAGCACGACATCACTCAAACGCAAATTCATACTTTACTTCGTTTGGATGATAAGACGTCAGAAGTATCTGATATACCTTTTCTATTTGATTGTGCTTCATCAAAGCTCAAAGTATCTAGAGAATGGAATACTAAGATAATGAAACAAGGCGGAGATAGATTCTCTTTCTTGTGGAAGATGTCTTCAGTCCCGCAAAGTAATGCAAAGGGCTCTTGGGTCAACATTGACATCACAGGTGTTGATTGGCTAAAAGACGAAATTTACCAACAAATAAAATCTTTCTACGAAAGAACATTCGTTAAGTAAATTACGTGCAATCTGGGTGCGACATTATGGGTCGCATCCACGATTGTGTTACACTTAATATGTGCGTGAAAAGGAGTTCATCAACAAAGTGCATCGACACTTATCTAAATCAATCTATCGTTGGAAAATTAACGACGCTTATCACGGCGGCGTACCAGACACATTTTACTCAGGTCGCAATGGCCATTGTTTTATCGAGTACAAATATAAAGAAAAATTACCTAAAAGAGATTCGTCTCAAATTATTTTGAACCTATCTCCCCAACAAAGAATATGGCTAACTCTTCAACATTCTAATAATGTTATATGTTATGCCGTGCTTGCCTCGAAAGATAAAGTTTTTGTAACCCAAGAATTTAATATGCCTGGCTTAACGCTAAAAGATTTTAATGAACAAAGTATTCCTTTTAAAGAATATATACAATTAATAGAAAATATAACTATAGGAGAAACAAATGACTGATTATGTAAACTCGCCACCTCATTATAATACTGGAAACGTGGAGTGCATCGTGGCAATAGAAGAAAGTATGACCCCAGAATCTTTTAAAGGATATCTAAAAGGGAACATTCAGAAGTACATGTGGAGGTATGAAGCTAAAAAAGGGCTACAAGACGTCCTTAAAGCTCAGTGGTACCTAAATAGGCTGATAAAAACCTTAGAAAAAGAAGAATCTGTGTCTGACGCACAGGCAAGCCCGCCAGATAAATATTGATTTAATTGGACCTACGGCCTTAGTTACCCTAACAAAACCTCATACAGAGCATTGTGTGAGGTCATTTTTTGCCAGCTTTCTTATTTCTGGCGAAAGAACGGTTTTTTGATCGTCTTACTACTTTTAAGTTAGATTTCTTATTATTTTTAGGATTTCCGTCTTTATGATGCACGTCATTACCATCTCCCTTCTTAATCAACCCTAATCTTTTTGCCATTCTGTTAGCCGCATTACGCATTGCCCTCTTTTTTATTTGAGCAGGTTTGCCTTGGTAGTTCTTATATTCTTTTTTGTAGTCTCTTGCCATTTAAACAGTATACACCTTTAGCTGTTCTTCTTTGCCTTTTACACTTATAGTTCCAACATAAGTCATTTGGTCTAATACTTTATCGGCTGTAGTCTCTCCAATTAATATATCTACTCCTGCATCCTTAGTAGCTGATTCTAACCGAGCAGCTACATTTACTGCGTCACCTATTGCTGAGTAATCAAATCTAGAGTCCGAGCCCATATTTCCTATAATCGCATCGCCAGTATTTAACCCTATACCTATTGCTATTGGTTCGGGCAATTCTTTTTGCAGCATGCGGATAGCCGTACGCATATCTCGGGCACAGGCGACGGCACGTTTTTCATGTTCATCTAAATTGAGGGGGGCATTAAAGATGGCCATACATGCGTCGCCTATGAATTTGTCCACCATACCACCGTGTGCCTGTATACATTCTACTTGTACGGTAAGGACCTTGTTCATTATTTCAGTTACTTGTTCTGGTTCTAGTTTTTCAGATAGGTTTGTAAACCCACGTACATCAGTAAAAAGAAATGTACATGTTCTTCTTTCTCCCCCGAGCATCAACAGGTCAGGGTCTTTTTGTAATCGTGCAACCTGGCGTGGATCCAGGTAGTGCTCGAATTGTTTTTTAATTTGTTGTCTTAGTTTGTATTGTTCTCCAAAACGCAACCAGAACTCTTGTACAGATATAAGTGTCATCGATATTACACTATAACTAAAATCTATAAGTATATTATTACGTGCAAAATAGAATGCTAGAGCAATTGCACATACATACATAAACCCGACCCCCGCCATAGAACCTGCAACAGGTGCATTACGTATTATAAGTATTAGTAATAGTAGTGACCCTATTAATATAAGTAATTCGTATAGTAAAGCAGCTCCAGGTATCTGCGGTACATCCATAGTCATGCTTTCTGCTAAAGCCGCCTGTACTTGATGTGGGTACTTTAGTCCTGCGGGTGTTGCTATTTGAGGCATGATACCTTTAGCAGTTACGCCAACAAACACAAATTTATCTGCAACATCCATTTCATCTAAAGTAGTGCTAGGCGTATCGACCCACGACACCCAACGTCTGCCTAGGCCATCTACAGGTATCTGTGCATAATTAGGTACAGTAAGCTCTGCTATTTGTCCTTGGTCGGTTTTAATTATATAAGTATCTGCTCCCCCCAGCATCTTCATAACTTCTATACCAAAAGAAGGTGCCCACCCTCCTTCTGTCTGTACTAACAAAGGCAACCTACGTACTAAATTATCTACATCTGTTCGTGCAACTGCGATCCCCTGGTATGCAGAGTCTGCTAGCACAGGAACATTACCTAACACTCCTTCACTTTTATAAGCTTCTACAGGTATGCCATCGCCTAATACAACTGTGCCTGTAGTAGGCGGATATTTACCACTTGGATTTTCAAACATAGCAAGAACACTAGGGCTTTGTATAAGTACGTCTGCAAAAACTTGGTCGCCCCCAAACCTATCTTCTTGCGGAAAAGCAATAACCCAACCCACACCTATAGCTCCTGCTTCCATAATATCTAGATGTATTCGTGCAAGGTCTTGTCGTGGGTAGGGCCACCCGCCCGAAACTGCTAAGTCTTCTTCTGTTATATCTAGCGTGGTAAACCAACCAGATGGATCTGGCGTTTGTACGAGTGCATCAAATGTTTTTAGTTTTACTATTTCTAACGCTTGCCAGTTAAATATTAAAGGTATTGCCAACAGTGGCACGGTTATTAAAGAAATCCATTTCTTCATTTTCTACTCCTTAGTTCTGTTGTTGAAAAAGAATGCTTACGGCTTGTATAAAAAACTTCGTGCATGCCTTTGCCTGTAAAGTGTTTATCTGTGTAGTCTTCTCCTATAAATCTAATATCTATATGAGTACTGTTTAGTAAATCGATTAAACTTTTTTCTGTGTCATAGGGTATGACTTCATCTATATATTTAACTGCTTGGAGTTGTATATAACGTTCGTAAATAGATTGGATAGGCTGGTTCTTTTCTTGTCTGTCTATGCTTGGG